ATGGAAGTAGCGTTTCTGGGTACTCAAAAAGTCGCCTTCAATCAAAACGGCAATGACGTGAAGATCGTCAAGGTCTTTTATGGCGACGAAGCGGACGGTGAAACAGAAAACGGCCTGTCCATTGTAAGCATGGATGTGCCGCTCGAAGTTGCGGACGAAGTATTTGCATCTGGTGCCAACTTCCAGCCGCTGGAACTGGTGCGTATTACTTTCGAAGTTGCCCGCGCTGGCAAGCAAAAGGGAAACAACCTTTGCGTGCACATTGAATCGGCTAAGCCCGGTACTCAAGCGTCCAAGCCTGCCACTCCGCAAGGTCAGCAAACCTCCAAGCCTGCTCCCGGTGCTCAGCCGGAACCGGGTAAAGCCAACTAACGGCAGGGGCGAGCCATGTTAAGCGAAGACTGCGTGATCTGCGACTGCTGCGGTAATGACATGGGCAAGCTCATGGCGTTGCCTGCCCCGCAAAGCGATCTGCTGCCGGACCTCAACCTGCCGCCCCATTTCGCCGTCTGCCCCGACTGCGAACCGCTCGAACAAGCCGCCGACCTTATCGAGGCCGGCGCATGAATTTCCTCGCCTGTGACGGTGACTGGCTGCAAGGCGCTGATGGTTCGCCCATCTGCTCCGGGCAACTGGTTGCCCTCACGGTCGAGGAAATGCAGGGCCTCTACGGCGCTGCACTGTCCTGGGAACAGGTCACCGAGCTACAGGGCGAAGCCATTGTGTTGTTCGCCACCGTGTTCGGTTTTCTGGTCCTGAAAAAAGTCCTGAAACAGTGAGGTATCACCCATGCAACACATCAAGACCCTGCGTCGCTCCCTGGGCGCCGCTGCTGCAACCGGCCTGCTGGCCGTTCAACAGGCCTATGCGGCTGTGCCACCGGAAGCCACTGGCGCCCTCGATACCGCGGGCGAGGATATCGGAACCATCGGTTGGGCTGCGCTTGGCTTGATCATCGCCGCCATGGCGTTCAAGTACATGCGCCGCGCGCTGTAACCGGAAAACGCGCACTGCATGTGCCGAAGCAAACAAACCCCGCTCCGGCGGGGTTTTCTCTTTAAGGGAAACGCCAATGAGCTACGAACTGTACGTCCTGATCCTCACCACGCTGGCGTTTTATCTCGTGTTCTTTGGGCGGGTTTGAATATGAAAAGGATTTTTGCAGTTTTGGCGGCTTTGCTGCTTTGGCATTCTCCCGCTAGTGCTGAGGATTATTATTGGAAAGTGAGTGGTTACGGTGGTGCGACAGGCTCCACGCCTATGCAAGCGGCCCAAGCGGCTGTGTCGGCTAATGGTTGGATGGCTGTTATGTGGTGTCAGCAGTCTGCGCAAGTAGTACGGTTTTATTGTCGTGTTCAGGGAAATTCAGCGGGCAACCAATTTAATATTGATGTGAATAGATTGGGCACGGCCTGCCCATCTAATACCGAATACAACCCCACAACCGGCGAGTGCACAGCACCCGAAGAAGACAAATGCGCGTCAACTGAAGGTCAAATAATTACTCATGAATACAATGGCGGCCCGTTAGATCGTCCGGGGCCACCTGATGCACCGCCTCCTGCTATTTGTGAGAATCAATGCCAGTACGCGCGCACTAATGTTGTTAAGGGTTGCTCTCGTTTCCTTGATGGCGACAATCTTACTGACGTATTTTGTACTGTTGAATATAAGGGCAATGGCAGTTCTTGCACTTCTGGCAATCCTTCTCCAGGTAATCCATTCGATCAGCCGCCAAGCAAGCCGCCAACTAAAGCTGATCCGACATTTGCAAAAGACAGCAAGTGCGGTGATTGGGAAACGCACGCTGACGGCACTCAAACGCGTTCATGTAATTCAACTGAGGAAAGCAAGCAGCCTGGAAAGGTTGATTGCAGCGGTGATAGTTGCAAAGCCGGCGTCCCGCCACCGGATTACAGCAAAACCGATGTAAAGCAGGACATTGAAAAGAAACCCAATCCTGACGGCTCGACTACCACTAAAACCGATACCACAACTGACAAGACCAGTTGCAAGGGCGTGAAGCCCTGTACGTCCACCAGCAAAACCGAAACTTCGACCAGTGAGGAAGACGCCGACGGCAAACCGGGTGATTCGAACTACGAATGCACCGGGACTGGTTGCGATAAGGAAGGTGAATCAGAAGAAGAAGGCGAAGAAGGGCCGGAACGTGAAGCTTCGGTCGGCACCTGCGATGCGGGCTTTTCGTGCAGTGGCGACGCCATCGATTGCGAGATCCTGCGTCAGCAAAAGGAACAGCTTTGCCTTGCGCAACAGATGACCGATTTTGAAAAGCATAAGCCTGGAATCGAAACTGCTCTTACTGGCGATAAGTTTGAGTTAGACGAAGGCAAGGGCGTTATAGATGTTCCGTCCTTTGTTAACCAAGGTACACGCTTTTTGCCATCAACATGCCCTGCCGCCGAGAAATTTAATCTGATCAGCGCGGGCGGCCATACGTTTGAATTTAGTTATGAGCCGCTATGCCGTGCCGCCAGTGACTTGAGCGGTTTATTCGTAATTGTCGCAACCGTTCTAGCTGCCTTGTACGTGGGCCGCTCCGTTGGGGGGCATTAATATGCACTACTTCCTTTTGATTCAGATGCTCGTTATCGCGCTTGGCCCGCTGGTTAAGATGGTGCTGAAGATGATTGGCTTCGGCTTTGTTACTTATGTCGGTTTCAATCTGATCATTGGCCAAGCTCAGGAATATCTGTTTGCTCAGATGGGGACTGTTGGCCCGGTTATTCAAAGCATGTTAGGGCTCATGAAGTTTGATGTGGTCGTTAATATTTATTTTGCTGCGATCTCTACGCGCTTCATCCTGTCCGGGATCGACAAGGCCACCGACCGCAAACGTAATCAGGTCTGGCATAAGCCGGGCGGCACCTCCATCGAAGCCTAAGGAGGCGCCATGCTCGTTATCCGCACCGGCAAACCCGGCCACGGCAAGACCCTGAACACCATCCGCGAAGTGGACCAGAAAGCCCATGGCGAAGGCCGGGTGGTCTACTACCACAACATCAACGGCCTCAAGCCTGAGCAACTGCAAGCGCAGTGGTTCGAGTTTGAAGATCCGGAAAAGTGGTTCGAGCTGCCTAGCGATGCGGTCATCGTCGTGGACGAGGCACAAGGCTGGTTTGGCGCAAGAGACCCGCGCGCTCGACCGCCTGAGCACATCACACGCTTCGAGACCATGCGTCACCAAGGCCACGAAGTGCATCTGGTCACGCAAGACCCGCGCTATCTGGACGTGCACTTGCGCCGCCTGTGCAACAGCCATATTCACTACTGGCGAGTCTTCAAGTCAGCCCAGCTGCTGCGCTTTGAGTCCGAAGTCGTGGTGGAAAAGGTCGAAGTCAAAACCAGCTTTAAGGATGCCGACAAGAAGTCATTGCGTCTGGATAAGCGCTACTTCAGCGCTTATACCAGCACCAACGCCAAGCACCACTTTCAGGCCAAGGTGCCGACCAAGTTCATTCTCGCCATCTGTGTAATCATCGGGGCGGGTATCCTCGCTTATCGTGCCTATGAGCGCTACGACGATGGGAAGGCCGCGGCCGTCGCCGGTACTGGCGCGTCGGCTGTGGGAATGGTCGATCAGGTCCGGGACACGGTCGGCGCGTTCATTCGCCCCTCGGCGTCGGATGGTCAATCGAGCGCTCCTGAAACGGTCGCGAGCTATATCGGGCGCCGGGTCCCTCGAGTTCCTCAGATACCGGCCTCAGCGCCTATCTACGATGAGCTGACGCGACCTGTCTCATTCCCTCGGCTCTACTGCATGTCCAGCACTGATCCCGACACTTACGCACGGGAGTTCGGGCGTATGGCGCATGCCGTGGTGAATGGCGTCCCTACCGTGTGTCAGTGTTACACGCAGCAGAGCACCCGTATCGAAACCGACTTCGCCTTCTGCAATCGTGTGGTTGAGTACGGCTTTTTCGATCCGACCATTCCCGACCGCTCTGGCGGTTCCCAGCGCCAAGACGCTCAAAGCACCCCGCGACCCTCTCAGCCAGCCCCGCAGCCGGTAGTTGCTCAGCCTTCGGGCGGTGGCGGTTTGACGGTCGTTCCTTACCAAAAAGGGCAATTCCTGTGGTGATCTTGTGAGCGGGGTTTTGCTCGCCGGGCGAGGTACGAGCCGGCGCGCAAAACCCGCCCCGGTGACGTCCCTGTAGCACGTCAGATAAACGTATTTAACGAACCGCTGTATTCCGCAGTAAGGGCAAAAGAATGGCAAAGGTAGTAGATCAAAAAAGGCTCGACCTTCAGACCGCTGTTGAGGATCGCCATGGTCGTCTTTTCATTGATCAAGGTACTCATGTTCTGACCGATCTTTCGGGCGTTCGCCTGCTTCGATGTGGCGTCGACACGGTTCGTCAGTTGTACCGTGGCCTGATTCGACCTGAAATCATGGGCCTGTTTGAAATGCCGGGTGCAATGGTCGAGTTTGCCGGTGAAATCTGGCATTCCGGTCGGGTGGGCCGGGACTCCGGTTACCAGTACAAACTGCAAAATGCCGATCTGGGCATCATCTTGTTGGTGAAAAACTTCAACGCGACGCTTGAGAGCATTGGTCCGCACCTGAAAATCGAAGTCTCGCCGCACGCTGTTGATGCGTTGTCGCCTGAGCGCCTGCAAGAGCGTATGGATTATTACGCGGCTGCTGTGCTGACCAATCGGGAGCGCAACCAATGCGCTGTTCACTTGGCGCTTGATCTTCAGGGGTGGGCGCCTTCGGATGATCTTGTGGCTCGCATGCATTGTCGTGCACGTGCCACTCGTGACATTTCCGGTATCAAGGAAATCAAGTGGTCCATGGAATCGGCTACCTATGGCAAGGGCCAGTCGTTCCTGTTTGGCTCCGCTGGGAGTGTCCAGCTCGCCATTTACAACAAGACTCTTCAGGCCCGTGCGACTGACAAGCTCGACTATTGGGAGCGCGTCTGGCGTCGCAATGACTCGTTCGATCTTGCTGATCCTGACAACTACGATCCTGATGCTGACGTCTGGCGTGTCGAGCTGCGTTATCACCACTCCGTTGTACAGCAATTCGCGAGTGGTTCCGTCGACGTTAAGACAGGCCAGATCATCGATACCGACTCGTTTTCAGCATTTGCGCCGCATCTCGATGGGCTTTGGCGCTATGGCCTTCGTCAGTTCAAGCTGCTCTCCCGTCCCGGTTACTTCGACCCTCTTTGGACGCTCATTCGCGATGACGTTTGTGTTGATCTGCCTGTCGATTCTCTGGCTGATGAAACCTGTTACCAGCGCTCATACAAGACCAGTCGTGGTTTCACCGGCAAGAACGTCGAGCTGTTCCTGGGCAACTTCATCAGTCTGCTAGCTCGTGAGCGTGTGCCTGCAAAAAAGGCGTTCCGGGTCCTGAAGGAGTGGGACTGCTGGCCCGTAATCCGCGACCACTACGCCGGAAAAGGGATGACTGATCTGATGCTGTTCGCCCATATCGAAAAATTACTACAGGAGCGGCATGTTCGATGGGGGCGTGCGATCTGATGTTTGTTTGCCAGAAACACAAACAAGACAAACGCGTTATCTCCAATGCTCTTGGCCGGGGCGATCAGCATGGCAATTGAGCAACTGCTAGACGGCCGTTGGAAGGTCGACATTGAGCCCATCAAGGGTAGGCGCTTCCGCAAGACGTTCAAGACCAAGGGCGAAGCTCAGCGTTTTGAGGCTACTTGTCGTGCGAAGGTGATCGAAAGCCCGCAATGGTCTCCTAAGCCTAAGGACCGTCGGCGACTCTCTGAGCTATGCACTCGATACCATGATCTGCATGGCCATACGTTGGCTGACAGTAAAAGGCTGAAAGGTGTTCTAGCGCGTCTTGCTGCCGATCTTGGCGATCCGGTGGCGTCGTCATTCACTGGCAACGCTTTTTGTGAGGTTCGGCGTGTTCAGCTTGAGTCGGGCGTTCATGGTAAGTCGCTCAACAATCGGCTGGGCTACCTCAAGGCCGTATTCAACGAGCTTAGGCGCTTAGGTGATATTGATTACCCGAATCCGTTGGTGAATGTGCGTCCGTTGCGCTTGCAGGAACGACCGGTGTTTTTTCTGTCGCAACCGCAGATTACGGAGTTGCTTGACGCGCTCGATGCTCGTTCTACGTCACCGCATTTAGGCTTGGTTGCTCGAATTTGTCTGTCTACAGGCGCGCGATGGGGTGAGGCACAAGCTTTGACGCCTGAAAGGGTGCGCAACGGTGCTGTGACCTTTGCCAATACGAAGTCGCGCCGGACTCGTACCATCCCAATTGCGGCTGATCTGGAGAAGCAGTTGCACCGGCATTATCGACGTCATGGCCTGTTCACCAATTGCATGATGTCCTTTAGCCGTGTGCTTGAGTCCACTTCGATCAAGCTCCCGGCTGGGCAAGCAACGCACGTGCTGCGACACACGTTCGCCAGTCACTTCGTGATGCGAGGTGGCAACATTCTTACCCTGCAGAAAATCCTAGGGCATTCGTCTCTGACGATGACCATGCGCTATGCCCATTTGTCACCGGATCACCTTCAGGATGCATTGCGGCTGAATCCGCTTGTCGACACTTCTTCGACAGTCTGA